TTATCTCCAATTAATTAATTAATTATCTCCCATCACTATAGCACGAACACTTGTCTGTGTCACGCTTGTTACTGAAAGACCTTCGTAACTTAATCTTAGTGCATAACTAAGAGTTCCACCACCACCTAAATCAGGTAATAAATCTATGTCTTCATCTATAGGTCTATTACCAATAGTGTCTATGCCTAGACTTCCACCTTCTTTGAGCATTAATAACATTGACATTATGACAACGCTAGTACTAACCCAAGACTTGGTTTGCTTGCTAATGCTGCATTAATTGTATTTGTTAAACTTGTTTCTAAATTATCAAAATCTGTTGTCAATGATGTTTCTTTTGCAGTTATTCTATCGTTTTGGTCAGCTATATGACTAGAAACAACTGCCATTCTGACAATAGTTCCTGATGTGTGTTCAGGTAATACAGTAGAAGTATATCTTCCTTCAATATCTCTACCAACATTTGTAATTGTTGTTCCTGAACTAGCTTTAACTACAATAACTTCACGACTACCTGCTGTATCAGGTGCGACTACTAGATAATACCAAGTATCTTCATCTCCTAATGTTGCACTAATAGTAGAACTACCATCGGTAGTAGGTGCTTGTGAAAGTGTTGTTCCTGTACCACTAGCACCAATTAAACTTGATGCAAGTGTACTTTCATAAAAGTTTACAATTTGTGTTTCTCTATCTGCCATTATGCTCCATACCTCATTATACCAAAGGCTGATATACCTGGTGTCATCTCTGATGTTATATCTGAAATAACTGGTTGTCTAGTACCTCGAACTGTAATTATAGCATACTGCATAACACTACCTCTTTCAACATTAGCTTGAATTGGATAACTAATTCTCTCTACTACACCTTTTATAATTTCTCCAGGACTAAAAATCTCTAATGTTACAGATGTACCTTCTAAGTTTCTTAAAGAAGCATAAAGACTATCACCTAAACCTTTTACTTTTATAGGTTTTCTATTGGGCCTATTTACTCTATCAGATATATTGATAGGTATTTGTGCAACAACAAGTTCAGGTCTTGCTAATGCACGAAACTGAATTGATTTTATTTTTGGTGTATCTAAACCATCATCTGATTTTAAAACTATCTTTCCAATAATATATCTTGAAACTTCTGCTATTTGTTTTTCTTCATCACCTATTCCTGATGATTGTGTTAATGCTCTAACAAAAGAACTATCAGTAGGATTATCTAATGCTTCAAATTTTGTTGAGTAATACAATTCTGCTGATATAGCATTTTGCATATTAAATGTAGATATTTCTGCACCAACAAATTGTTTGCTTTCTGCTGTAAAGAAATCTGCAGCAGACATAATTAAATATCCTTCGCTTTCATAAGTAGATGTTTCTTTATACACATCAGAACTTGCTACAGATATAATAAACTTTCCATTACCTTGGGTAATACCTTTTACTAAACCATTACCACTTGTTTGTAAATCTCTAGCAAATCCTGCAGTAGGTAAATAATATCTCCATAGGTTAGTTTCATTATCTCCTTCATTGACACCCATGTAAATACTATCTCTTGATACAAACATTGCATGAGGTGTAGTATCAACATCATCTACAATAAATTCTTTTATTAATTGTCTATTAGCTAAAACATATAAGTCATCAGCAACAACTAAATCTGCACGATAAAATCTTCCAACTGATACAGTCTCTTCTTTAGTTCCTAAAAATACAATACCTTCAGATGCTGCCATAGAATGTATTTGTTCAAATGGTAACTCTGATTGGCCTTTTAAAGTTAATGTACCATCAACATCTTTAAGTGAATACACATGATGATTAGTACTACCTGCAAGCACTACTGCACCTGCATCTATAACTGATGTAAATTCGTGTGTAGGTTCTAAAGTTACAATAGCATCTACTATTGCAAAATCAGATGCCCAACTGTCTGCAAATGGGTCGCCTTCCCATAGGTATTCTGCATCTCCATCATTAGCTGTAACTACTAATCTATCTTTTACAAACCAAACACCTGTAAATATTCCACCAGTAAAACCTGTATTGTGTACATCCCAACCATGACCACCTGGTTCATAATGTACAAACTGTGTATTAGTTGTTCCTGTAGTTCCAGTGGTAAGATAAAGTGTATTTCCAAATGTAGCAATACCTGTAATATCATACAGTATTCCTGTAGAAGTCATTAAATCCCAATTTTCACCATCATCTGTACTTTCATAAACAGATGAACCATCAACTACATAAATGTTTCCATTCGTAGTCCTAACCATATAATTGTTGTCAGAACTAAAACTTGTCTCTGCACCTTTTACATCTTTGTCTGCAGTTGTATGTAGTAAATGTATGTGATAAGAAGTTTCATCATCTCCATGAAATACATCAATACCTTTACTATCCCAAAATCTTGTTGTATCTTTTTCTGAACCACTTGTTCTGTGTGCTGTATCCAATCCTTGACCACCGCTAAAGTTATTCCTGGAATAAATACGACCTAAGTTAGATGTAAAATCTTCAGGGTTTTGTTTAACATTTATTTGTCCATCTTCAACATTAGAAGATTGTATGGTCATTTCTCTTCCAGGTCCAATAGCACTTCTGTAAAGATTATTACCTAATCGAATATCATATCCATATCTTTTAGGATTTTGTACACTTAAAGTATTAGCAATTCTAGGCACTTGGATATACCACGCTGTTTAAACTGACAGGTTCAGGGTATCTAGCTCTTAGGTCTTTTCTTGCTTGATTGATTAGTACTTGCTGATATTGAAGCAAAGAATTTCTAATATTAGATGATGAGTTAATTGGATAATTCTGAACTTGCATTTGTTCACTTATGTAATCTGCTGTATAGGTAGGTATATCTTTACCTGCAATCATTTGAGCTGCAACACCTGCCATAATAATAGCTTCATACTCTGTTTCTAATCCTATGTCTGCTAAGGTAGATGCTTCATTTGTTACCTCACCAAATTTTTTCTTGAATGTGCAATGAACATTTACACCATTAGTAACACCTGTAAACTGTACGACTTTACCTGATGCAGTTACAGAAGTAGGTACATCTATAAGTTCCATAGCCACTCCTCTAAACTGCACTGAAGTTTCACTACCATCTGCAAGTGTTTGATACTGTGATACTGCTGCTAAAGGTGCAACAATTCTATTATCATCATCACCAGTTAATGCTACATATCCTGTAGCACTGGCTATTGTTTGTGTTTCTACTGCATAAAGAGTAGGATATAAATTTTCTATTTGGTCTTTGACTGCATTAAAAACATTTATTCTAGGAAATGGAGGAGTAATTTTTATAACAGCTCCTGCAAGATGTTCTGAAGCAGTTGTACCCCTAACGCCTCTAGTAACAGTAATACTGTTTGTAACAGCATTTAATTCTGTACATATCATAAGCTCTTGGCCTATTTCAATTATTGTACCTGTATCTAAAGCATCTTCTTCTTCTACAGATAATAAATCTCCATTAAAACCAACTGATGTTTCGCTAGCATCTATACCACTGGATAGAATAGTGTAACTAACAATGTCTTCCATTGGTTCAAGATACTCTCTATAAACCCTATCAACTAGGTTTCCTATAGTTGTACTCATGTTACTTCCTTATGCTGAATGAAATACTAACTGAATAACTCTGTCTGCAACTTCTGCTGTACCTGATACAACTTTAATTGCACCAACTCCTGCCCATCCTGATGGGTCAACTCTAACATGGCTATCAGCAGTAACTGTATAAGTTACATCAGTACCATCAGTTTCTTTTAATGCTTTAAAAGTTCCTCCAGTATTTGTTGATGCGACTTGGAATGTTACAGCAGTGCCTGTCATAGCTGCAGGAAATATAATTCCTGATAATAATAAACCATCTGTATCTATTGCAGTTGATACTGTTGTATTTTCAGATATATCTATTGTTACAGCTTTTGTCTTAAATAAATTCTTACCTGCTACTGGCATTTATTCTCCTAAATCTTATTTTTATATTCTAACAGAAGAAAAGGTGGGAGGTGGAATTCCCACCTAATCTTCAAATATTTATCTTTAGCTTACGCCATTGATAACTGCGTGATATTCGGCAGGTCCTTTATCAAGACCAATTTCCATATAAACACGCTTTGATACTGCGGCTGCATCATCATTATCTGTATCTTCTACGAAGACACCACCTTTACCTGGGATGTTTAAGAAACAAACATCTAAGTAAGCAAGGTCCAAAATGAATGCTTGGTCAGCAGGAACGAATTCGTTAACTGCTAGTCCAATGTTTCCAAATGGAGTAATGATACTGTCAATATTGACACCTGCAATGTTTCTATCTCTAGGCAATACTGCCATTTGGTTAGAACCACTCTTAACAAGGTTTTGGTTCAAGTCTAAGATTGAACCTGGTCTTGCGAAAAGTACAGGGTTTTGCATTGGAGCTCCTGCATCATACATTAATTTTAATGTTTCTGCGAGTGCATCAAAGTCAAGACCTTGTGCATCTCCTGCTCCATTACCTGTTGTATCGTGGGCGTATGCTGATGAACCATTTCCTGATGCTACCCATTCTGCGATGCCTCTCATCTCTCTTGGGTTACCATCTGTTCCATCATTGAATGTAGCATTAAAGAATTCCCACTCAACTTCTCTTGCGATTTTGCTAAGTAGTTCTTCTAATTGAAATGCCATTTCATCTTGCACTGGGTTAGAACCTTCAAATGCTGCTGTTCCAGTTCCCATAGCTTGTGAGTTCAAATATCCTGTAGATGCCAAAGCGGAGTAGGTAAGTTTAATACCTTGGTTCCAAATTTGAACACAGTCTATTGCAGAACTTCTGCTTCTACCAAAATAAGCAGGTTGTCCACCTTCAGCAACAGTTGTATATCCTGATACTGTAGGTGTATCTACTTTTTGGGTTTGGAAAACTGGAGAATTAAGAAGTTTACCACCTGTTAAACCACCAACCATTGATAGTAAAGGTGTTCTTCTAGCACCAACTTTGAATAGTTCGCCAGTAAAATTGTTAATTTCAGATACTGAAATTGGGTCTGGTGAGCCTATAGCTGCCATTATTTTCTCCTAAATTTTTTGGTTTAGGAGGCTTATTCTCCTAAACGCTACTTGTTTTCTAGCTCATTGAGAGCTTTTAATTTTGTAGCAATACTGTCTCTAACACGACCAGTTTGTTGAGCTTCAGCTATTTGGTCTTTTACACTTTGGTTGGCATTTACAGCTTGTGCTTGACTTGCAAGATTGTCTAATCTTTCCTGTCCTGCGTTTACTGTCTCACGAAAACTGTCTTGCTGCCCAAATACTTCTTCTCCAAATTCTTCGGCTACAAATGCTTTAAGTGCATCTGCTGCCAAATCGCCTTCGTACATTTGGTCGGCTGCTTTACCTATTCCTTTAGTCCTATCTAAACCTATTTGTTTAAACAAGTTATCTCGTTCTGCGATTTGATACTGTGCAAGTTCATCTCTAAGAGCTTTATTCTCTTCTCGAATAGCTTTCCAGTTCTTATCTTCAGAACCAGTTTCCTGGACTTCAGTTTCGTTAGTTACTTCTTCAGACATGTATTGTCTCCTATTCCTATAAATAATATTTTTGCAAGTGCCATTTATGTCATGCACTGGGACTACTACATATTATTTATTTTCCATGTCTTGTATGTAGGCATCAAGACAGTTCTCGTATCAAAGGTCTAGTTTAACCACCCGCACCTTAGTAGAGTGTCAAATTTATTATATCATAATTTATTTAAATGCAAGCTGTTTAAACAAGTAGTTATTGTGCTTCTAATCCTACTACTGCACCTTCTCTTGTTGTAGCGGCACCTGCTTGTATAGAACTTTCAGACACTGCTTCTGCTTGTGTTCTTCTTATTAATGATAACTCTTTTGGAGATAGTCCCGCTAATCCTATAGCTATATCTTCCTCTGTTATATCTATTCCTCTAGCTGAACCTACTCTCATTAAACCTGATAGTTCTTCAGTCCTAGAAAATACTGATGCTGCATCTCTTTGTGAAATATCAGCCTCTACAAACTTTTCTGCTGTAGTTAATCCTATTGTTGTACCTGCAATCTCTGCTTCGGCAAGTATTTGTGATACAAGTATTTGATTTTCCAATACAGCTTGTGATATATCAGGGCTAATAAACATAGCAAACAAAGCTGTCTCATCTAATCCATAACCATATTGTTCATTAAATACTTCTAATACTTGGTCTTTATTATTAATTAATTGCTCATAACCAAACTGTAATCTAGCGGAAAACTCTTCTATGTTTACATCTCCACCAATAGCTTCTACTATTTCATCAGCAAATATATCAGGATTTAAATTGTAATTTCTAAGTTGGTCCTTCATACTATCTTTAAGTTCTAAGTACTGTAATTCTGTCATTCTCAATGAACCATCTTCTCTTCTAATACCAGGGAAAGCTCTAGCGAATGCATCACCACTTCTAACTGTAGCTAACGCTATATCAATACTTCCTGTTTCAGTCCATTTCATAATTAAATCATCAAGTATGTTTGAAGGAAAGTATGGATACAAAGCGGCTGCATCTGCTTTAGTAGGAGTATATACTTGTGTCTTTTCTTCAAATACAGGCTCTTTCTCTTCCTCTTTACTACCATAAATATTTGAACCTTCAAAAGTTTTAAGAAAATCTTGTATTATACCTAATGCTTTGGCTTCTGCATTTGCTAACTCTTGTTCAGCCGCACTAACTGTTGGAACTCCAGTAGTAGCTACTACTACTTCTTCTACTTTTTTCTTTGGTACTGCCATATCTTTAGCATCTTTAATATCTGTATAACCTCTAGCTTGTGCAACTCTTGGGTCAGCAAAAAATTCTATTTCACCTGTGTTTGGATTTTTACCTACTGTAACCATTATCCAAATACTCCTGAATATGCTTGTGGTATTCTTGATGCTAAATCATCTAAGAATTGATTTTTAATTCCTGGGCTATCAAGAAATTTTCCTCTTACTTGTTTATCAAATTCCATATAATCTCCATTAGATTTAATTATTAAATCATTTATTGTATCTTTTTGGCTTGGTGTTAGCTCTACAATTTGATTTCCTGTAACGCCATTGATAAGTCTTGATGCTCTGTTTGAGTAGTATCCATTCCAGGTAGCATAGTTAGAACCTTTAAACATAGGATATAAAGTATCGTGTTGCATTTGTAATTCATTCTTAACACCTTCTACATCTCCTGCTCTTACTCTTGCGGCAAGTTTATAAAATGCTCCTGTTTGCTTCATAGCTTCGTATGCAGGAACTCCTAGAATATCTACAATATATCCTTTAGCAGTTGATTGACCTGTATTGACACCAGTAAATTTACCTATAAATGGTTGTAATACTTCAGGCAATAAATCTTTACCACCTAATAAATCTAAATAAGTTTCATCATCAATGTAGTCTAAGAGAGTATCTACTTCTTCTGCATCTATTTGAAATGTAGTTACTGCTGTTGCTAATGCTTCAGCTAATTCATTAATTGGTCCTTGCATATTCCTAGATATAATACCTTCTCTGATGTTGACAATGTTTGTAGAAATATCTTTTTTAATTCCATCAGGGTCAGAATAATATTTAACCATAAACTTTCTTTCATTTTCAGTAGTGTTTTTATACCAGGTTGTACCTGATAAATCATCTACTGATACAGGTACTCCAGTTAAACTAGCTGCTAAAAATGCTGCTTGCACATCTCTATCTAGTAACCACTTCATACCATTCTCTTGTGCTTGTGCTTGAAATTTATTTTCAACTGCATCAAAGACACCTCTATATGGTTCTTGTTCATCAGATTGCAATATCTCACTTACTAATAAATCTTCATGTCCTCTGTATGCATAACCATATTTAGATGCAAATTCTGTTGCATCTAATGATGTTGGTACTACACCTTCTGATAAAAAATTAGGATTATCTACTTTTGCGAGTATTGGAAAATCTCCTAGCTCTTCATCAGTGTCTAAATATACTGCATAGATAACACCATCTATTTCTATAATATCTTCAGGTTGAAATGCAAATTGATTGGTAAGCATTATTCTTTGTCCTTTCCAATAATTCTTTTGCCCACATCTGTAAGCGATGGTGCATCTTTACTTGTTTCTAAACCTTCTTCAATGTTTTCTTTAACCATCTTACCAAACTCTACAGGTCCTTTAACAGCACTTTCTAACAATTCGCCTGTGCCTTTTATAACACTTTCACCTATAGCAGTCATTAATTTTAACAATTTATAATAATTTTGTCCTGGTTGGTAATCTCTTATTCTTTGTGTAACTGGTCCAACTGGAGCATTAGCACTATTTTGGTTAAACTTTTCAGCAAAGCTCATATCTTCTTGGGCTTTTTCTTCTTGTTTAAACAAGGAGCTATCATCCTTTGTTTCAGGCCTTCTAGGAAATTTTGTATTTGGAGGTGGTGTTTCATTATAAAACCCTTCATCTACAATACTAAAGTCTTCTGCTTGTGTTTGGCCTGGTTGTAATACTGCTTGAATATTAGCAACATCTCTTAAATACCACTCGTAAAATTCTTCTTTGCTTTTAAATCCTGTAGAAATATAGTCTGTTATTGCACCTGTTTGTATCTCTGATGCTAACTCCATACCATTACCATATTGTATTTCACTTTTCATAGGGTTATCTCTAGTACCTTTGCCTGTCATATAGTAACTAGCAACATTATTCATATTGTCTAATGAAGGCAAGAATGCTTTAGCAAATCCTTCTTGGTCTTCTATATCTACATAAGGAGGGAACATTTTAATTCTTGATATATATTGTTTTACAATACCTTCCTCATCCATACTCTGATATTCTTCAGGGCCAGGGCCTTCAGGTGCTTGGTCATTTAATTCAGCACCAGTTCGTATAACAAGGCCTCCTTCTGCTATAAAAGCATACTCTTGGTCATCATCAAAGTAATCACCTTTTGACATAGCAACTAAATCACTACGCATCTCTTCTACTGTTTTAGCTCTATACCAATCTAATGGCCCAAATTCTTCATCCATTATGTGGTTCCTCCTAACTCTATTTGACCCATTGATGCTTCAAATAATTGTGCTGCATACTGTATTTGTTTTAATGCATCTACTGATGACATCTCTCTTTGTATATCAGGTCTAGCTTTTAAGTTTTCTGTAATAACATCTAATGAATTTAAAGGTGTAGGTATTTCTCCTTTTGCTTGTCTTAAAATATCATAACCTGGAATTACTAATGGTAATGCACTACCAGGTAAATATAGAGGGAATGTACCTTGTGGAACAGAACTAGCATCTCCTACTGTAGTTCCTAAAATAATATCTCTATCTGTAATAAGACTTTCTTCATAAGCTCTTTGAGATGCAGCAGAAGCTGCTAATCCTGTATTTACTTCATTAGCAAATTCAAGATAATCATTTTCGGTAAAGTTAATACCTAATATTTCTGATACTTGGTCAAGTATATCTTTTATTTGTCCAGGATTTGCTTTAGCTTGTTGTTCTAAAAATAAACCTTTTTGATATAGGTCAACAAAATCTTGTGTCTCTGTAAATATTTCTTCTAATTCAGCTAATGTACTTTCATACATAGGAAGTCCTGCAGCTAAATCTTTTTCCCATTTACCACTATCTGTAGCTTTGATGAATATTCTAGACATAAACTTAGCTTCTCTTTCACCCCATTGACCATACTCATCTGATGTAGGTGCATCCATTCCTGCTTGTACCATTCTTTTTTGTAATTTAAATATTTCAGTTGGGTCTATACCAGTAAAGTTTCTATACTCTGCACCTTTAGGAAATGGTGCATCAACCATTAAAGGATTACCTTCTTCATCAAACTGTACTGTAGAAGGTACTAATCCATCTCTATCTGTTTTATAACCCCAGTAAGGATGACTACTTCTGTATGTTCCATACTCATCACCTATGTATTCTCCTACTTCTGCACTTTCTTTAAACTTTTCTTCTTCTTCTCTAGTTTTTTTGTAATCTTCACTGTTAAGTGTTTTGTTAATGCTTGAAACTATTTCATCTACATCGTAAGCATTTGACTTTACTTTGCTGTTAAATTCGTAAGTAATAGAACCTGCTGCTTTACCAGGAGTAGGCCTATCTACTACAGAAGGATTATTTCTTATGTCATTATCTGCTGATTGTAATAATTCAGATAATGAATTAATGTCTGCTTCACCTGATACTTGGTTAAATAAAATTAATGTATTATCACTAAAAAAACCTCTTGTTGTTTCGTTTTGAATTAGTTGAAAAAGATTATATTCATTAGTTTTAGTATCTATACTTCCAAGTCTTTCGCCTACTTTAGTTTCTTGTATTTTATAAACAGCTTGTTGTAAATAAGCATCAATAATTTCAGGTATAGAAAGTTGTCCTACACCCATATCTGATATCTCTATAACATCTACACCGCTATCTTCTGCAGGTGCAGTTCCTTCTTCAAGGTCTAATATACTTTGTTCTTCTTGCTCTTCAGGGTCCATTAATTATCCTTCATATTCCTTGGGTTTACTGGGCTAATCTCATAAAACAAAACTTCATTTGCTAATTTAGCAAAGTTAGTTCCATCAGATTTAGCTACTATGTCTTCCCAAATAAATCTCATTAATTCTTGTGCTTTAAGGTAATCATTACTATCACCATAAAGTCTTCTAGCTTCTCTAGTAGAACCTGATATTCTTATAGATAACTTTTCTCCTCTAGAGTTAGTATAACTATATCTACCATTGTTTATTAAAACATCGATAACATTATCTCGTTCTTGTAAATATTGTACTACAAATGGATACTCGGGGGAATTTCTTGTAAGTTCGTAATCTTTCCAGGTAGCTAACTCACCCATAACTGTTTCTACAGTTGCTCGTTGTTGTTTACCAACAAAGTTATAAATATTAACTATGCCATATTCATCTTGAATTTTTTCTTTTGCTTCTTTGTAAGCATCATCCCAGTTTCTTTCAGGTTCAGTTTCACGAATTTCTTTTTTCTTTTTCTCTAATTCAAAGATAGCTTGTGATTGCCTCATAAACTGTGCATAGTCTCTAGGGTTTAAATTTCTAGTTTCTATGTCGTAGAATGCAGGATAATATAATTCATCTTCAATTTTGTCAGGTTGTATATAAATACCAGTATTTGGTAATGCACCAGGTTCTAATAATTCTTTCCTATCTCCTTCGTTCCACCAAAAGTAAGAATGTTCTTTTATAGGTTTCTTACCCATTGTCTCACTCTTAGATTGTGTTAATGGAATTGGATTAATACCAAACTTTTCTTCAAAATCTATATCGGTTTGCATATAGTCATATCCATTTTTTAATAACAATTCATCGTATTTAGATTTTAATACTTGTGTTGCCCACCAAGTTCCTTCTTTATCTTGCACTTCTATTCTTGGTTGAATACCAGTTGGCAATGTAAACTGTGTAGTTCCTCTAAATATAAATAAACTTCTAGCTTTCTTAAATGATTTTTCCATATATTTATCTATGCTTGTTTGGTCAGTTTGGTCAACTTTACCTGCCAATACATACGCTGTATAGGTATCCATTACTGCAGTACCAAACGCTTGTTGTCTTTCAGCACTAAAAGTATTTTCTGATGTAAAGAATTTTTTCATCCAGGCAGGCCATTGGTCAAAAGGATTACCTCTACCGAAAGAACCTAAAAAGAAATCTTGCATAATTTTAGGTACAGGTAATCTTTCTACAATAATATTTGCAGGTATTGTTACTAATGGTCCAAATCCAGGAGCGAAACCATTCTGTGCAATTAAGTTAAGTCCACTAGCATATCCAGGTATAGACACTCTTACACCTTCTGCTTCCATATCTTCACCGAATGCACTTCGTTGTGCTACTGCCTTTAACGCTCTACCACCAATACCAAATGTTAATATATTCAATGCATCAACATAGTTAAACATCATTTTTCCAGTTGTTGGGTCTTCTTCTAAGAAACCATTTTCACTATCCCAAGGTTTTGCAGTCTCACCATTGTCTATAGCTATTCTTGTTTTGTTAAACTTCTGTGGATTTTCTTGTATCAATTTACCCCATGATTGGAATACCTCTGCCCATATTTCAGGGAATGGTATGTACTTGTTAAACAAATCAGAAGCAACATGTCTATTAGAAGTTGAATACAATAATGTTTTAACTTGTTCCATAGCTTTTTGTTTTAAGATATCTTCTGCTTGTTTTAAAGAAGTAACTGTATTTTCTAAAGCAGGTTGTTTAGCGGCTTCAATTAAGTCATCCCATAATTTATTTCCATCTACCCATGCTTCTGCACCTTTAAGAAATTCTGCTCTAGTAGCATCATCCATATAGGCCATTAAATCTATAGCTTCTTCATAGAATGTATATCTGAACAATGGGTCTCTGTTTAATTTGTTAGATGGTTTAGCCAATAATACATCATAAGCTGTATCTAATATTTTACGATATTGTCCTAAATTAGCTCCTGCATAATTAGCATCATCAAAAAATCCTGCTGCAACTATATCTTCACCTGCAACCATAGTTCCACTTTCACTTATTCTTTGTGTGCCATCGAACTTAGCAGGTAATGATTGTGGTCCTAATCCTGCTCTATCTACTTCAGGAGTTAATAACTCTATTAATTCTTTATAAAATGCTTCATTAGCTTTACCTTTAATACTTTTACCACCAAGTCTTGCTGAATTACCTTTAAGTAATTGGTTATGTTGTTTCCATTTAACCCAGTCTTTTCTGTTATAGACACCACCATTAGAAATCATTTCTAGTATTTGAGAATTATTAACTGAAGATAAATCACTTACAAATTTAGGAAATACTTTGTATCCATTTACAAACTCTACTTGTCTTGCTGCTTCTGCAGATATTTCAATACCAGTTTGTGGATTTATTATTTTATGTTCTGCTCCTACAAGTCTTGCAATTCTATATTGAACACTCTCTAAATATTCTTTTAATGCTTTATCACTTCTTAGATATACCTTGTCTTCAGCATTAAAACTTCTAGCTACTAAATCTTGTAAGAGTTCTTTACCATCTCCTCTTAAATAACTAAATGTTTCATCAAGTCCTATATCTGCAATTCTTACAGCAATAGGGTCTGTTGCTAATATTTCTATTTCAGTCCATAATGCTTCCCAGTATCTTGGATTTATTCTTTTTCCATTAGGTAAATACTTATCTACCTTGATAAACATATTTTCTATTAAATCTTTACGACCAGTTTTAAACGCAGATGTAACTGCTTGCTCACCAAGAGAAGATAGATATTCAGGAGTGTTATTAAATAAACTGCCACCAGGCATTCCTCTTGCTGCACCTTTTACTTCATCAACAGTTACTTTTAATGCATCAAAATTAGATTTAAACAATGCTTCAAGTACTGGTTTGTTAATAACACTATCGTAATTAATTGATGCTGCACCTTTGCCCACTTCTACTCTATGTAAAAATATTAAACCTTCATTATCTCCAGTAGCTAGTGCTTTACCAAATCCGCTATCTATTGCTAATTGTTTATTTGCTACATAAATACTTTCCTGGAAGGCATTAATACCTATCATTGCAGCATTGCTAATAGCATTTTCTCCACTTAACCCAATAGATACATCTATCATTATGTTTCCATCTTTATCTGTATAAACACCGACTGCATGTTTATCTTTACCTAATAAAGCAACTGTGTCATCATCAAAGAATAAATTGTCTATTTGTGTATCTAAGTATTCTGCAGGAGTAAGGTTTACTTTGGCTGCTTCTTTTTCTATAGTTCCAAGATTACCAATAACCATTTCTTTATCTTTATACGCAGATACGAATACATCTCCTTCAGCAGGGCCTCTATATCCTAAATCAATAAATTGTCTTTCATCTAATGATGTTGTAAACCCACCACTTTCAATTATTGCTTCACCCATTGAATTGTAAGTATTTTCATCGTATCCCTTGATAGCACCTTTTGCAGTTGCTTTTATATCTTTCCTTTTAGTTTCAAATGCTTTTTCTGTTAATTCAGCAAATTTAATATTTCTAATATCGAATTCATTGACTGCTGCATTAATCATATACTCACTAACTTCACCTTTGTAATTAGTTTCAAGTAAATAATGTTTAGCTATTTTTTGTGCTTGGTTGTAATCAAGAGCTTGTAGTTGTTTTATATCATCTACATCTATCATATTTTTCATAAACTCAATATCATCAGGTTTCATTTGTGTTGTCATAACAAGTTCACCTAAATTATTATGTATTCTTGCAACCTCATCTGCTCTTTCTATATTGAAAAAGTCGTAATATTTATTTGATGTTAAAGATAATCTTTTAAAGAAACTTGTAAATGGATTAACTTTTCCACCATAAGCATTTCTTAATGCTTCTTCAGGAACTACACGAAGTAACAATGCTAACCTAATCATCCATAATGGTTTTAAGAAATTGTTTTGTAATGAGTTAAAGTAGTAATCTACAAATCCTTGTGGCTTTAATGACATTGCTTCTGCTGTTGCTCTTCTAGGAATTTTAAATTGTTTTACCCAATTCTTATCTTCTATAAGACCTATGTTCTTACCAAAAGCTCTTAATAAACTTTCTTCAGGCCCAAGTAGTTGTTGGTGTGCTTTAGATGCACGAATAATATCTTGTGGGTCCATAAGCAATGAAAAAGTACTAGATGCTTGTGATAACAAGTGCATTGTAGGAACTGCTTCAAAAACATATCGTTCTAATTGTGTCTCATCAAAATCTTTGATACCAACTCTTTCATAATATTCTTTTACATCTTTAATTAAACTCTTATATCTCTTTTTAATTTTTGTACCATTAAATGCAAGTGAACCTGCAGAACCACTAAAGAAACTTCTTAACTCTTCCATTTGTGCAGTAAAGTTTGCTTGTTGTCTTGTGATTTCATCAATATCAAATTTAAGATTTGGATTTTGTTTTATAAGACTTTCAGCAATCTCTAAGTTTGCTCCATTAACAACCTCATCTAACTGTGTTTGTCCTGCAGAACCTAATGCTTCACGCATAATACTTCCTCTAGTCTTAGGTTCAACAAAAGCTAACTTCATCATGTTGTCTATATTCTTGACACTTTCATCTAGTTGTGTCCACATAACTACAGTTTCAGGTCTTAATTGAAATGCTCTTTGCACATGTTTAGGTAAGGACATTCTTAATTGTGAACCTAATCCTAATAAACCTCTTGTTTGATAATTAGCTACACCTTTTAGTTCTGCACCTAAAGCTGCAAGTTTTCTAAATGGTGCTACATCAGTTGCTTTACCTGTAATAACTTTATTCATATAGTTAAAGAACTCACCATAAGCAGTAGGTTTATAAGGTAATGCATCTAATCCTACATTTCTATTACCTTTAGTTAGTTCTCTAACTCTATCTAATTCAATTTTTCTACCTTCAGGTACATATTCTTTTATAACATTAAAAATGTCATCGTAATTTTGGTCAGTTAATCTTCCACCTTTAGCTACTGTATCTAATACAGTCCATACATGCAATGGGTCATCTACTTCTGTAAGTACTTGTAATACTGATACAGGCAATCTATCAAATTCTTTTATGTCTCGTAAAAATGCAAGCCCTTCATCTCCTTGTAAATTTGCTATTGCTTTTGCAAAATCTTTACCCCATTGACTATTTCTTACATCATCAACAGTTTTTCCATAATATAAAGCTCTATTTTCTTTACCTGTTTTACCTGGTAAAAATCCTTTCCAAAAGTTTACATTTTTTAAAACAGGTGCGGTTGACCTAGCTGCTTTTTGATTTGCATTTAATAAACCTCTCATAGCTGTTTTGACACCTGCACCATACATTAAAGCTAAGTTCATAGGGTCAGCAGCTACACGAAAGACACCATCAATAACACCTGATATAACACTGTATCCTGTACTTCCAGGATTAGTTACTGTTGCAGCAATTATTCTTCCAGGAGATATATTTATTTTTTCTCCACGCCTAGTTGTATATTTAAATCTATCTTCTGCTTGGTCAAAAGCATTTGTAATATCTCTACCATAAACTGCTTTAGCTTTGTTATAAGCTACTTGTTGACTGTTACCTGCACGAATAGCATTTAAATATTCTTGTGTCTCTTTTAGATTTACAGAGTTAGGCATAAATCCAGTACCTAAGTTTATAGGATTACCTTTATTTTTTTCTTGTATATATCTTGTAAGTTCTGTTGGTCCATAAGCATCTCTTGCTTCTCTATATTTATCTCCTGCTTTATCACCAAGAACAGCATTTAATATTCCTTGTGTAACTGAACCGCCACCTTCACCTTTATCACCCCAAAAAATTTCAGGTACTCCTGCAAGAGTTGCCAATGCAACTGTTCCAGGAACTGATTTACCTGTAGCTTGTGCTGCTACTACTGCTGATTTAAAACCTCTTGATACTGGTTGAAATAAACTGTCTAAACCTAACATACCAACTTGAAATGCTCTTTTAACAGGTCCCACTTGTGTAACAGGTTTAAGATTGTAAGTATTTTGTTTTGCTAATAGTTCTTGTGTTTTCAATGCAGTTTGAAATGCATAGCTATCTCTTGCACCAGTTCCTGCCATTGCTTGATATGCATTCATTCTGAATGGTACATTAGGATATGTATAACCTAATTCACTAAAGTTCCTAGCCATCTCTTGGCCTTTAGGTGTTTGTGCAATTCTTTGACCTTGTTTATAAGAATTAACTTTATTTAATGTCTCTGCTGCGATAGCTTCGGATATATGAGAAGCCGAAAAATTAAAAGGCGAGAACCTCATTATACAGTCTCTGTGTCAGCTTTTTGCTCAATTATTGGTTCTACTCTTGGTGCAGCATAAGCATCAGGAGTTAAGTACTCAGCAATTATAGGGTCTTGAAAATCTTCCATTAATCCCATCCAATAACTTTCTACATCTAATTTAGGTTTTCCAGGTACATTTGCACCTGATGTTGCTAACCCTTGTGCTACATCTACACTTTGAAATCTAGTTTGTGCTCCTAATTTTATAGGCCTGCCCATAGTTGCAGCTACATTCTGTTGCACTGCTTCAGCTTCAGGTCCACTTGTCTCTGCACTTAAACCTGGTGTAAGTACTGTATTAATAAATTCACTTTGCCCTGTTGGGTCGCCTGATTTTCTAGGTACATACAAGTCTGCTGTTGCAGGGTCTATTTTTAAATCTTGTGCTTCTTCTGCTATTTTTTTACCTGCTGATTTACGAACCATACTTATCATCCTCTTCATTTAAAAATCCAGTAATACTAGATATAAATTGTAAAAATTCTTGCTTTTGTTGTTCATCTCTCATTGCCAAACTTATTTTTACAAATACTCCAGGCATTGGTCCAGGCATGTGATATTCATATACGACTGGAAAAAAATTTTCTTCTGTATCCATATCGAAGATTTCGGTTTCTCTTGCGTAATTGAAATCCCAATCTTCTTGGTTAATCATGTCTATAAAAGCTGCGTTTGTTTCAGCCATTGGGTCAAATTCGTTAGCCAACTTGTCCACCTCCTCGTTGAGCTGCTACTTGTGCTAAAACTTGTTGTAATCCTGGAGGAGGTCCTTGTGGTCCTTGTGGTCCTTGTGCAATGGCCTCTTCTTCAGGTGTCATTTCATCACCTTCAGGAGTATAGAACTTTTCTAAAATTTTATTAATGTTTTGAGGATTTTTCTTTATTTCAATAGCAGCCATAGTTGCTTTAGGATTACCTTGTGCAGCTTGTGCCATAAGACTTTCAAATAAAACATTCTCTGCTCTTTCAGAATTTATTCTATGTTGTATTTGAGATATGTTATCTAATCCATCCATATTCTCTTGTAGTGTTTGTGTATCGATAATACCTTGTTGCTTTAACTGCAATCCAGTAATAATCTTTTGTGGTTCATCGAACCCTGCCATAACACCATAAATTCTTCTTGTTTTATATTGTTCAGCAATATCAGAACCAGGTACATAAGTTTCTTTGAATGCTGTACCTTTACGATAACCTGCAATAGGTTTACGCATTTGAGGATACATTATTTCATCCCACTCTAATCTCTTAGTATCTATTTGTTCTAATGCATCTTTAAGAATTGTTTGATATTCTCTTACATGCAATGAAGCAGATTGACCTAATTCTTCTAGGCCTCTACCAGTTACAAATGCATTAGGGCTTTGACCATCATCAGATACAGGATACGCAGAACCTAATCTTAGATGTCTTTCTAGTCTATCTATCTGTTGGAACAACTGATAAGGTAGATTGTTTACTGGTTTCACTACTTGACTACCAGGAGTTAAATAGTTTACAGATAATCTTCCTTTCTTATATTGTCCACTTTCTATCTCACCGATGATGTTGGTTTCTGTAAACACAGCATCTTCCATTGCAATGACAGATAGAACATTTATCTTTGCCATATTAGCCATAAGTCCAATCACATGATGGAACTGGCCTTGCATTTGGTCGAATGCAAATCTCTTTGCAACGACAAATCTTGGTCCTGATTTAAGAGGGTTAGGAATAAAATCTAATATAACTTTGTTTTCAGGTAAGAAAATATAAGTACCTTCTTCATCGTAGTATTCTGCTACAACTTTACCTGTACCACTTTGGTTAGCCCAAGTCTTGTCATAACTAGACATATAAGCCATAGTGTTATATTCACTATCGACTTCATCCATAATCACATTTTTATATTTTGGATATGTTTTAGCTAATGTTGTATGTGGAACTCTTTGTACGACAGCTAGTTCTTTAGGTTGTTGGCCTTCACCAAAATATCCTGGATAACAAAGATAAGGGT